TTCCAGTACCTACTCCAACTCTTTCTCTTCCTGCCTATGCCTATGCCAATTTCGATGCCTTTCATACTTAATTATTAAGTAATTTACCTTTCATCAAATTTACGAATGTTTTTGTTACAAACTGCCTAGCTGTTTCAATATTTTTTTCATTAAGTCCGAAAATATCTTTATATTTTGAAGATAAGTCGTCTGACTTTTCATCTTTAGAATAAATACTATACTCATTATCAGATATTTCAACATCTATCCCGTTGTAAAAATCACCGTTTAAATATAAATCAGGTACATTATTAGGAGCCTCGTAAGAAGGTAATAAGGTTTTAAATTCAGCGTACCATCTTCTTTTATAAAATGGAGTTATTGAAGTGCCTTTATTAGTCAATCCCTGATGAAGTTGCTCTTTATTTAATTCAGCGATTTTCTCTCTGTTTTGAAACACAGACTCTTCTTTCATATACTGAAGATCAATAGCTTTTAACTTATTATTTAGTTCTCTTATTGTCATGCTGTTACTGTTTCAAAATCTTCATTAATCCCATAGACTATTTTTTTTGTCAATTTAAGAGTAAGATCATAATTATAACTCCCATTACCCGGAGCTATTGAATGTTCTTTTACAACATATTGACAGTCGTTTATTTTGAACGTGTCAAGCTTTGACATGTAAATTATCTGGCGACAAAGATAGTAAGGAATGTTTTCAATTGTTATCTCATATAAAGTCTCTGTTTCGCTGTAAACTATTTCCTCTTTCCCTCTATTATTATACAACTCGTCTTTACCTCCAATATCAGAAAATATAACAGCCCCGGAAACTCTGAGCATGTGAACAAGTCCATTTGTATAGTCAATATATGCTGTATTATCACTATTATAACAGTCTATTTTTACTCCATCCCATGAAGTGTCAACCTGTATCATCTCGCTGACAAAAACGGGAGAAACATAACCGGACAAGATCCCTGTAACAAACATTTTGTAATACCCGTTTGTCGAAAAAGTAACAGGGATTTCCCAGAACGAAAAACTTGTATAAGAAGTTTCATTAACCGGGGTCAAAGTCGTTACGGCACCTGTTTTAATGTTATAAAGATATGCTGTTACCGAGGTGAAATCTGTCTTAACCTGTATTGTTATTACATCTCCATTTGTAATTTTCTGGCAATAAGGTATTTTTTTTAATCCTATATTGTCCATATCTTCATGTAATGTGTTATCATAATTTGACAATGAAGTATTTACTCTTACGAATGAGAGCGAATTTATTGGTGATATAGAAAATATTCCTGCCATATCATTTCTTTTCTTTATCTTTTTGCTCTTTTATTTGCTTTTCTATTTTTAATATTAATCTATTGGTTATTTTCCATGGTTGTTCCTGTAAAAGTAAAAAAATTAAATTTACTTCTTCGTCTGTTAGTTCTAATGTATTCATTTTATTAATTATTAATTAAACATCAACCCAATTAGTGCCGTTATAATGATTTAAAATATGCGTTGTGGTATTATATATAATCATACCTTCTACAGGAGATGTGATAGCATCTCTCTGAGCAGTGGACATTCTTGGAGGTAAAAAAGCCTTAGTAACAGAATCTATTTGAAATATTGCATCTGTTTTAGGGGAAACGGTACCAAGACTCAGTTGACCAATACCATTTAATTTCATTTTGGTAGATAAGGTCTGCAATGTTTTACCACTTGCACGCGTTGTTCCTGTATTAAATGATATTGAACTTGTCCCTGCCCCTGTTCCTACTCCAGCACAAATAATCATCGACCCTCCATTTTTATCATCTGCACTTGTTCCTTCCACACAGTTTGAGGGATGAATTGTTAAGGAACTTGCATTAGTGTCCGTTGCTTCTGTAGCCATCCCTATGATCTTATTTTCATCATTACCTAATGTTAAATCATATTCAGGGGAAAGTGTATGAATTCCGAAATTTCCTTCCATAAAACCATATCCATTTGCATATCTGGCAGCAAAAAGATTAGCGGTTGTTATTTCATAATCTGACCCTGACGAACCGTCAACAAACAACAAAGAACCATCTGCGGTTACTATTGCATGCCTACCAAATACAAACGAATAATTACCGGTAATTTTGTTATTGGCTCCTCCTGGAATTGAGGAATAGCTTCCGATAATCCTATTATTATATCCTCCAGAAATAACTGAATAAATGAAATCTCCAGTTATTGAATTGTCCCTTCCACAAAATATCCCTGAGCGACCGGCTGAAATAAGATTATAAGAACCGCCTCCAATAATAGAATGACCATTAGAATTATATCTGATAAAATTATGACCCCCTCCAATTATTGTTCCGGCAAGTTGGTTATTTACATGATCATATCCCCCACATATTGTAGCAACCCCGGCACTATTTGCAACATATGAATCATCTGTAATCCATTCTGCATCATATAGTTTATCTTTACCATTTGGAATTCCGCCAAGATTACCAATTAAATTAGGATTTCCTGTATTCCCTCCTCCGCTAATAACACAGATATCTGTACCTACTTCAATAATATTATGTGCGGCATTTACCACGTAATTATCACTTCCACTTTCTGATGAAATTGTAATATTTTCAATTTTAATTTGAGTAGTAAATTCAGGACTTTCAGACATGGCAAATGTAGAGCCTGTGCCTGTCTGGGAATTAATTGCGGTGGCATTTCCAACAGAAGTGATAGGCCCTGTTAGATTAACTGCTATTGATACTGGAATTTTTTCCCAAATAGCACCGTTATATATTGCCTGATCGCCAACAGCGAAAGTAATATTTCCCGAACCAAAATCTACCGTTCCTGCAACATTACAGGTATAATAATCACCTTTATTTCCAATTCCATCACTTATTCCCGGAGTATTTGTATCAGCATCCCATACTCCGATATAATTCTGATCTGATGCAAATGACGACCATGCTCCCGAACCATCATCATTAACACATTTCCAAACATATCCTATAGTTGGATAATTACTTATTTTTAATGTAGGTGTTGATATTTTTGTTGTAAATATAGGATTGTCTTTTGGTGATAATAAATTTAATTGATTTTGAATATTAGATGTACATCCTTGCAAATATGCTATTTCAGAAGCATCTACATACCCTATAATTGTCGTTGCAGGTAATCTTACCGTTCCTGTAAATATAGGATTTGCTAAGGGAGACAATGCGTTTAATTGAGTTTGAATTGCAGACGAAAGACCATGAATATATCCAAGTTCAGTAGATGTAACTGAACCTATGGTTGTCGTAGATGGCAATGTAGTACTACCTGTTAATGTTGCTCCATCTATAATTTGGTCTTTAAGTAGTTCTGCAACTGTCGTGTATTCAGTTGCTCCGGTATCTATATTACCAATAAGAAGCTTATCTGTCCCTTTAACAGCACCTCTTAAACTCATATCTGTTGGGAATCTTACTGCCATATCTTAAACTGTTATTTGTTCATTATCATTGTTTAATATATTTTCTCCTAATTCATTTTGTAAATCTAATGGTTCAGAATCTTGCTCAACAATAATAGAAATATCTTCATGTCCATCTGCAGATAATGTTATTGTTCCTGAACGCTTTAATCCAGTATTTTCAGAATTAGGATAAACTGAAACAATATTAGTATCTTGATCGATTGTTACAGTTGCCCAAGATAATTCTATTTCTGTTTTTGTTATAACAACATCAGGAATTAATGTAATAATGCTTTCAATTGCAGATGAAATGCCATATTCATCAAAATCAAATAAAATATATAATATGCTTGCACTAAATATTCTATACGCCTTTAACAATTTGAATGTTCCTAACCCTTTATTATCAGATTTCCGGCTTTCTATTTTCATTATCCACCCGTATTTATATGATTCATTAGTATTATTTCTAAATCTAACCTGATAATACAAATTAGGAATATCTGATGTTGTAGAATTAATTAATGAAATAATATTATTTGTAACAACACAATCAAAAGAATAATAGATATTTTCATAAAAAGGTGAATCTAAATCAGACACGACAATATCCTTACCTTCATAGACTATTTTTGACTCCGTTGTCTGCTTTGAATAAGCCCCGGAGTTTTTATCACTCTTTATAAAACTCAATATTGATGTGAGATATTTTCTCACGCAGGAAGAAAGGAAAGAGCCCCAACGCCTCAGATTCCTTGCCGGTTGGTAGTCTAAATTATAAGAATGTGCGCTATTATCTAATCCTCCAAGAGTTGAATATCCTTCGGCTCTTTTAATTTGTAAAACAGAATCCCGGACAATGCTTATTATGAAATTATTGTCATCATAATTAGTATCTTCACTTTCTTTGTCATACTTATTATTTGTTAAACAACCGACAATAGCATTAGTATCACCACGATAAGGAGATACTTGTGAAAAGTCCTGCTTCTGGCGAGTGATTACAGTCGAATATTCGACCTTAGTGTTATACTCATAACGGCCTTTTATCTTATTATAAGCCTCTTCTGCCTTTGAAAAACCTACAGAAATACTACTAAACGTAAGATCGTTTGCAACCTCCTCGTTAATTTCCGTTGCATTTTCTATCGACAAAAACACTACATCCTGAAAAGCGTGCCTGAGATTTTCTATTCTTACCTTTTGCACACCCCCAATAGTTTCTATTCCAAGTGATAAGGGATAAACAGCATGAAGTGAAAGAAATAACTCTTTTAAAGATACATTAAGCGCAATATCTGTATCATCCAATTCAAAGCCTCTTAGTAAATATCCATTTGTCACAACACCTAAAGACATATCGCCATCGGCTGCGTAAGTAACCAGTTCACTATCCGTTCTGCCTAATATATCTGAATAAAAAGGAGATGCCTCGCTGGTTAAAGATTGCAAAATTCTTGTAAATGCCTCGTGGTAGAAATAACCATAGAAATAACTGTCATCAAAGACTAATTTAGTATATGTAAAATTAGTATATTCAGATGTTCCGGGATTCGTGGCGATTAAATTTACAGAGTCAGGAGTGCTTGAATAAATTGCTTCAAGAACGATATAATCACCTTCTATGATTGATGAAATTGTTTTTGTCTCATCAATATCTAATGTTATAGTATAATCAACACCAACAGTGTAATATGTCCCTACCGCTACTGTCGCCATTAAATTGCCATCAAGGTCATATCGCTTAAAATTCAATTCAATTGATCCAGAAGCGGAATAAACCACAGTTCCTGTTATAAATAAATTTATACTTATTGCTGTATCATATAATGCTTTAAAAAAAGCAGCATCTTCCCCGGCTGGATCTGTAAGGTTATCTATAACATTAATAGCGCATTCGTCCTCACGTTGAGCGTAAAGCAAGCCAAAAGCCAGAGTTAACTGAGATACATCTGCAAGAAATCCTGAATACTTTGCGTAATACGTGTCTGTTCGTGAAGGTATTTTAATAGACTTCCCTTCATAAGTAAACGGAGTAATTGCAGCATTGTCTATGCTTACAAGTTTTGCAAGACTGACATTTTCTGATTCACGAGTCTTTATTTTATTGATAAAAGTATCGTCTATTATCTCTACTTTAACCACATCAAAATACCCGGGAACAGAAGGGAAATATTTATAAGTAGAGAAGTCAATTATCCCGGTGTAAATTACTGAATAACTATAATCCGAGGTATCTAATGCCTCAACTTGATAAGAACAAACGGCCTCGGTGCCTTCTAAATCGTATATTAATTTAAGAAATACAGCCCCTTCACGAATAATAGTTAATTCTTTTGTTGAAAATGATCTGAATACACCCCAGTAAGTCATGCTTCTTTCCCAAAATGCCTGGTCAGAACTCCACTCTTGCGGTGCATGAGTTAACTCAAGAGTTCCTTTAGTTGCATGAATAAGACTATATTTATAATACTGTGTATTCACGATAGATGCCTTTCAAAATATTCTTTATATTGATTCCCTTTTCTTGTAGTTATCGACCTGCCTGTCGAAAGTCCGGGGACAAATTTCTCCTGTTCTTTTATCGCTCTGACTATATCCCTATGCCCTTTTTCAATAGTATTTTCAAGTGTGTCTTTTTTGCTCATGGCAGCAATACTCAATATTCGTTTAGTTTCATCAGAAGGAATTATTTTTGTCCCTCTTTTCAGATAAGTTAACTCTGCCGAATCTCCAGTTAATGACATTTGCCCGGATGGCTCGATCCTAAGTTCAGATCCTTTCTCTCCGACTATTGCAGGACCTTCTTTTGAATATTTGGTACCCTTTGCGTAAGCGATTGGTTTAGCAGCAATAACGGCTGCCTGAATTGCTCCAGTTGCAATGATTACAGGAATAAGGGCCAGCGATGCGCCCAATGTAGCCGGGGCCATAGCGGTTGCCTCTACAATGCCCTTTGCTACCGAGATACCCACGTCTGCAATAGCAGCAATTTTCTCAGCGATAGCTGCCTTTCTTTGTATAGCTCGTTTCTTCTTTTCATATTCAGCCTCGATTTTAGCCTTTTGTTTTTCATTGTCTCCCGCAGCTTCAAGTTCCAATGCCTTTTCGTTTTCAAGAGCGGTAATTTGCTTATCGTATTTCGCTTGAGCATATGATGACCATATCTCATTAGCTCCGCTTGCTGCTTCAGCTGCTATTCCTATTATTTGTTTTTTCTTTTCTGCCTCAAGAGCTATTTCATCTTCAATCTGTTTTATCCGAGCCTCGTTTTGTTTCTTTTCTGCATCGGTTAACTCTCTCATAGGAATAAGAGTTCCGCCAATTGCCTTACTTATCTCATCTTGTTTTTTCTTCTCTTCCGCCTTTTTCTTGTTAATATCATCAACACCGAAAGAAACTGTTTTAAAATACTCTTCATTTGTTTTTTTCGCTTCTTTCATCGCATCAATCTCTTCTTGAGAAGTAGTCCCATACTGCTCAAAAAGTTTGTTTTGCTTCTCAATTTCCCTATTAAGCGATGCAATAGTTGAAGTTAGTCGCCTTCCTTCTGATGATGCCTGTTCTTCTTTGCCAATATATTGAGCGATAAGTTCATTTACTTCTTTCCTATCTTCGTTAGTAGATATTGAGAGTCCAATTTCATTAAGTGAAATTTGATTACCTGTCTTACGAACTTCATTAATTCTTTCTTGAACCTTTATTAAATCGGTAGTTCCTAATTTATTAGCAATCTTAGTTAATATGATCTCTTTTTGCGCTTTCGCTTCTTCCTCCATTAACTTCTTACTCTCAACAGCAAGGGCAAGGCGTTCTTTATCAGTCTTATTAGTATCTGCAAGTTCTTCTCTCAATTTAGCTATTTTAGCCGTTCTTTCAGCCGAAATAGTTATAAGGTCAATCTCTTTATCCTCAAGGTTATCCATCATATCTGCCAATAAACCTGACTGTTTAACCTCGTTTTTTATCTCTTCTCCGAGTCCTTTAAAAGCTCCTTTTAAATCTTTTAGTTTAGCTTCACCTGTGAATATCTTAGATATAGTAGTTGCAACGTTTTTGATTCGGTCAAAAAGAACATCAACAGTAGCCTTTATCTGAGCAAATATACGTGTTAACTTATCTCCCCCCTCTTCTGTTCCTTTGAACGCTTTAATAAGTAAAGCAAAAGCCCCTACAATAGCACCGATTATAATTCCGATAGGATTAGCTACTAAAACTGTATAAAGCGTTTGAAAACCTCTAATAACTGAACCAATAGGGCCGGGAAGTCCGCTTATTGCAGAGGTATAATTACCGATATTTATCTTTTGCTTAGTTAGCGCATCGGAATTAGTCTTTATCTGTTTATTATTATTATCAAGTTCTTTATTTATCTCTTTTAGCCTGTCTTTCCCTGCTTTTGTAGTTAAGTTTAGTTTTTCTCTTTCTTTTGTTAGTAGGGAGTTTTTTGCCCTTAATTTTTCAAGCGTTCCAGCCTCTTCGTTTTCAAGAGTTACCTGGGCCCTTAAAATTTGGTTCTGATCTCTTACAGCATTTGAATATTTGATCTTAGCCTTTACAATATCATCTTCACTATCTCTGAGTTGTTTAGTTATTTGTTCCGCTTCCTTTTCTTTTTTATTAAGATCATCCTGTGATGACTTAGTGTTTGAAGTAGTTGTAGATAGTTTCCCCAGAGCAGTATCTAATACACTACTCTGTTGGACTACCTTGTCAAGGCTAACCACAACCTTGTCAAGAGCAAGGGATAATTTCTCTACATTCGCTAACGCCTCTTTCGAGATCAGCTCATCTATCTCGGCCATTTTTCTTTTCTAATTGTTTAATTTTTTCAGAAGCAGCTTTCATATAATATTCAAACTCAAACAATTTGAGATCACGAGGGATATTCATTTCAAGAATTATTTCAATAGAAATTATTATCTGTGAAAATGATACACCACCTTCCGGCTTATCTTTAATAAGATACTCCCTGTATTTATCCTGTAACCTTTTAGTTTCTTCAATCAAAAGCTTTCTATCTTCAAGTTTTTTTAATTCAATCCCCGTAATATCTTTGATCTTTTCAAGTATTTCCTTGCTCCATCCTATCGAACAAAGATCAACTAAAGCAGGATAAAGATTAAAGGCTTTATTATAGAGTTTAGTTTTTATAAGACTCTTTTCAATATCTTTCTCTATTGCTGATTTATTAAGGGTTTCCTTCACTTCACGCAAGAACTCATTAAAGGCTCTTACAACAATAAATTTAGGCAAAGGAATATTGAACCTTTTTACAAGGTTGATGTTCTGGCTATCAAGTAAAAATGAAAGCCGTCCTATCGAAATGGTATATTTGTTATGAAACAGCATAAAAAGAGGAGGAGTTATTTCTCCTCCTTTTTTTCTTTCGTGATCTTACCACCATTGTCGGTATATATCTTCTCCGCATCCTCATTAGGATGTATCTTCTTCATGAGTTCTTTGAACTCTTTAAAAGGAAGTTTCATTATTTCAGGATGTACGCTTATCATGCTAAGGCGTTTATAGTGATACGATTACTTATATACGTTACAACAGTAGATACCGTTACTTTAGCCCTGATTACAACCATATCACCGGCTGCGAGCGGGGTATTGGTTGATTTCTTTAATGCAAGAGTGTAACTTCCATTTGCTCCTTCAGTGCAAGTAGCAACGCCAGGAGTGACAAGTTGTGAACTCTCCATTATCTCCCAATCAGCAGCAACAAGCCCGGTTTTGGCTGTTCCGCAACGATTCAGAACTGTAACCACGACCGAACCGCCTGTGATAGCAGTAGTAACGTAAAGGCATAATCCAGCTGGCATTGCCTCGGAAAGTTCAAGCGTAGGATTCCAAGTCAAAGGAATTACAACAGCATTTTTAAACTCGTCGTAATTCTGAAAATTAGCATAGACTTTGAAATTGTTACCGACTTCTTTAAGCGGAAGCCCTTTTGTTGGTGCTGTTAATTCAACCAAAAAACCTTTTACAACACCAACGTCTGTTCTGGTTCCGTAAAGATTACCGTTTGAATCGACCAAGAACATCCTAAAAAATCCTCCACGGAAAGCATCCTGAACATCTTTATAATCGCAAAAATTAGATGCAAGATAAAATACTCCCGATGGAATTGGATTGTTTGTTACGGTTTTTCTTGTCGACCCATGAGTGACAATATTTGGATCATCAGTAGTCGGTTCATAATCATTTACCCCAAGAGGAGCGTACACCGACAGGTCTGTCTGCACTTTTGCCTTCCATGTGGAAAGCGTCTGTGCTAACAAGGTAGTTGCAAATGTTACCGAAGCATCAGTAACAATTATGTTTTTAATTTCTTTGAGATCAGCCAAACAGGACTTATTTATTCCCTGAGGCAGAAAAGGAGCGCATACATTCATTTTTTTATAATTTAAGTTAACAATTTAAAACGTATTCAACACTTGTTTTTATCTTAAACAAGTAAAAAGGTTGCATATTATCTTCTTTCTTAACCATTCCCCAATTCGACCAGGATTCATAACCATCATGAATTGATTTAATAGTAAATATTCCCCCAGATCGAATCCATTTTACAACATCAGATAAAGCGTATTCCGTTGCCCTCTCTGTTATTAGAGGATATAATTTTGAAAGATTAACAGCAAAATATATATCAACATTTGCGGTGTTTTCAGTTCTTTCTGAAAGCACATCAAAAAAACATAAAGCATCTTTCCTATCATCGAGTAAAACGTCTGAATAATTATTCCCTGAAACCAATATCTCAGGGATTTGTAAATTATTACGGTAATTACGCATACACCTGCCATTCCATGAACAGGTAAATGTCGTCCATAAATAACCGGAAAATATCAGTCGTTGATTCTCTATGACAACATCAATGCCTTTCATGTAGTTACCTGATTTATTGTCTTGTAGGCGTGAATCGTCCCGGAGGTAAGCTGGATGTAAGTGATAATATACCCATCTACCCGGTACAAATCATCTGTCAAAGCATCTGTTAATGCGGTCAAAAAGAACGATGCAAGGTCAACCTCGACTGCCCTGATTTCTGCAAGCGTATTCAATATAATATTTTGAGTTGCAGGGACTCCTTTTATTACTGCAAGTACTGCCCCGTCAGAAGGGGTAAATGTACCAAACTGTTTATTTATTACAGCACCCGTTCCTGTTATGTCAAAAGATCCACCTTTTGCAAGGCTCTCTTCTTCTGGACTATCGTATTTAAAAATCATAGCTTTAAATCGTTAATATTGTTATTAAAATCATTGTTATAGCAGCTAAAAGGAGAGTAGTTTTTGCTGCCTTAATGTAAAAAGAAACATGTTTTAGATAAATAGTCCTTTGGTTATCTAATGATTTTGATAATTCTTTTGCTTCTTTGGGTGTTAAGTATTTTGCTCTCATTTCATACTTATATTACTGTTTGTTCAACATCCCATCCAACTGGCGAATGAAGGTATTTATCGAAAGTCTTGTTAATCGCATCAATAGCCACTTTTTTCTGATGCAGGTAATTCCGGGCAACAGTGTTTAACTCATTATTAAGAGCCTCGGTTGCGAGTAGCGATAATGTTCGATCATTACTCAGGTTCCTTTGCTCCCTGTTTGATTCGGTATTTGCGTTTGTAGTTGCTAATTTTAGGAAGTCAAGTTCAAACTGGGCCTGATAGAATTTAGCTAAATCAGTCTTATTGTTCTCAATATAAATAGCCGAATCCAGATAAGCGGAAACATTAAAACTGAGGCCATTTGCGCTCAATGTGGCACTATACTCAGCATCTTTGGCAATTGAACCAATCCCGTTAACAGGATAACAAACAAATCCCTCGTACTTCAAAGGATCGTTATATGCACCGTCACAAAGAACTGACTGTGAAGCAAACACAAAATAAAATATTCCTTTCCCTGATATGATGTAAGGAGCGTCCTCGAATTCCAGAAACCCATCTTGAGGGTTAAGAACTATTGTTGACTTTAAAATTCCCTGATTAATAACATATAGGTTAACCGGACTTGAAGTATTTGCCTGTAAATTCATTTGATTGATGCGAATTTTGATATAGTCTGATCCTTTGGGTTCAAACGCCCATCCCGACCAATCATTAGCTAAAGTGGTAACTTTCGATCCTAAGTTGTAGATGTATTGATTTTCTACCAGTCGGCGATTTAAAGCAAGTGCAGAAGTGACATTATCCTCAACTGACCAAATAAACGATTTTACCTTTAAAGACGGTAATGTCGTTTCAAGCCAGTAAGTTTCAGAGCCAACAGCACCGGGCGTATGATTTATGTTTGAATCCAATAATGAACGGTATATCTTACTATTATACGTCACCACGTCTGAACGCTTCCGGCTTGTCTCAAATTTTGAATAAGTAACTGAAGCGGAATAAGCTGTAAAGGTAGCCGTCAAACTTGGTAACATTGAAAGTAAATTATCCAGCGTCACAATAGGGTGTACCCCCCGATTCCAGAATAACCCAGAATCGGGAGTCCCCAATAAATCGGAGTCTAACAATACGTCAGACGTGAAGTCTTCTGCAAAAGCTAAAGTAGCCATTAACTTACTGGTAAGAGTGCATCACAAGTTATCCCGGTGAAATCAGAAGCAGCAGCCAAAGCATGAACACCGCTTGCAGTCGTGAAGCAATTTATTGCGCTCCATACCTGAGAAGCATGTCCACCAGCCATTCCGGCTGTTTTTAAATTACAACCGATGAAGTTAAAGTAACATGCAACGGCAGCAGCTCCGGCAGTGAAAGTCTCATCAAACGAAACATTGTTAAATAAGAACCTGTCATCTGCCAGTTTAGGAGTTATGTTAATCGTATCAAAACCCTGACCAACTCCGTTAACATAAAGCCTTATTGCTCCAGTCCCGGTGTTTACATAAGAGATAGCCACTCCGGTGCCGTTATCAATTGCATGAGCTGAATCCTCAAAATAAATGATTGTCTTCTGTGTTCCTGCTCCATTATAAGCTTTCAGAGCGATCTTATTTGCACCACCTTTTAATTCAAGGTTACCGGCGAATGTGTACTCAAATGTACCAGTAGCCAGAGCTGTGTCAATCTCAATACAAGCGTCTGCGGTTGAAAGGCCAACAATCTGCACCGGGCCAAACGGGGCTGCAATACCACCTCCGTTAGCAGCAAGAAGTATCTTTGTTGCTGTCGTACGGGTATATACACCAGGAGCGCAAAGGATCATCTGACCTGCTACCTGTGCTGCAATCGCATCCTCTAATTCGGCTGCCGAATGAACAGTTACGGTTGTTTCAGTAACATCGACACTCGAATAATTCTGCTCAGTGAATTTCCGACTATCGGAACCATCACTATTAATTTTTACGTATTCCATTTTCGTCAGAAATTAAGAGGTTAAACCTTTGATCTTCACAATGTCATTAACCCGGCTTGCAAGAGCGGAGTTATAACGATAAACAACGTAGAACCGATCCCATATAGCCATTTCCTCGAAGTGAGTCATGATTAAATTAGAATCAGTTGCAGGGCTTATGATTGAAGTTGCCTCGGTTGCCTCGGTATTAATAAAGAGGTTAGGACGTGATTTAATGTAAGGCATTTCAACGTCTGTGATTGACCATTTTTTGTTTGCAACGACTGTACCGTTACGGAAATCCCACGGCCAGTTTTCATAAATACCCAGAGCACCATCACGGCAAAGAAAGCCGGTGAAGTTGTCTGATCCGGGAGAGAGTTGATTTGAAACATACCTGCGATCAGGCGGAATAGCTGACTGAGCCCAGAGCAGTTGTTTAGTCTGATCTGTCTGATATTTGAAAGCTTCAGTCTGAGCGACAAGTAAACCGCCGGGAGAAGTGACTATCCTGTAATCACCTGCCATCTGGTTAGCTCTCATAAGCTCAACGAGATAGACAAACATAGTATCTTTCTGAGCAGCTTTATTGATGCTCAGAGTATCAGTTCCGGCATCAAATGTAAATGTTCCATCACCTAAAGATACCTGAGCTGTGAAATCCAAAACCTGAGTTTTGCGAGCCTCGATAATCGTTTCGATAATGTCATCCTTTGCAACGGCCATAGCTTTCAGGACGTTGCGGATAGTCTGATCTCTCCACCATGCAGCATCAATCTGGTTATTCTCAAAAGAACCGGGGTAAAGCCTGAATCCCGAGAAAACATCATAAGCTGTAAAGTAGTAAGTGTCACTTTCGCCAATGTTCACCGGGATATTTGAAAATCCGGGGGTAGTGGTTACGGTAACTGTCTGATCCTTCATTGTCGGCAACTTAGCCAGACGTGAAGCGGAAACAGTGTTAAGAAGAGTCGCCACGGAGGGCGGTACATAATCCACCCTTGCGGTACTATCCTTAGCCAAATCAAGCATTCCGTAATTGCCCTCTAATTTTTCGTTCTGGGCTTCACGGGCCTGAAAATCGTTTAAAATAGTGTTTGTTAAATAAGACATTTTTATAAATTATTTGCTTTATTTCGGAGTCTTTTCCAAGAGTTTAGAATTAAATTCAGCGAATTTCTTTGCATATTCCTGTGATGTGACAGCCAATTGAAGCGTGCCGGTCAGATATTCTTTTATTGCCTTGTTGCGCTCTTCACTTGTAGCCTTATCAGGAATTTCAAAGGGAACTCCCTCAACTTTAATATTTTGCTTTGCGCTTGAACCAATTCCAGTCTGCTGACGTCCTTTAGTCAACTCTGAAATAGTTTTATCGTTTGCTACAAGATCTGAAAGTTTAGTGATCTTGTATTCGTTAGTCTTGTCAATTGCAACCGGATCACCTTCATCATTCAATTTGATGTTATGAGTTTTTAAAACCGAGTCTTGGAATTCTTTCCATTTTGCTTTTGCCTCATACTGATTAACTGTGTCCGGGAAGGAAGGTTTTACATTTGCAAAAGCAACTCTTAATTCCATTGCAGTCATCTTCTGCTCTGTTTCAGCTAACTTTCCTTTATAGTCGTTTTTCTCATAATCAGCGAATTGAGCTTCTTTTTGCTTCAGTAAATCAAGTTCTTTACTTACCTTTTCAAGTTGTGCTTTTAAAGCAGGGTCTCCACCCCCTTCTTTAATCTTCTTTTCAAGGTCTGCTTCTTTTTGCTGTAGGGCTGATTTTTGACCTTTAAAATAATTTTCGCTTGCAGAGGTCAAGTAATCTGCCAGTTTTTGTGCCGGTTCTCTTTTTATGCCCGTCAATGCCTCAACCTTATCAGCTGCGCCTTGTATGATCTTTTCAGCGTTACTATTTGCAAGGCCGTCCCATGTCTTTTTGAGATCAGCTTCATGCGTATCAGTAACCGTCTTTAACTTTCCGGCTTGTTCTTCAGAAAGTCCTATTTCTGTAATTTGTTCTTTAGTGAGTTCCATAATCTTTTATTTATATTCTGGTTCAATTTTCTGAATTTTTGCTAAGAGTTTTTCATCACCGATAATTGGCATGAACTTAATGTTAAGTTCTTTTGCCTTTGCTTCAAGTTTAAGCCTTTCAGGGCTGGCCGGAGTTTCATCCTTCTTTTGTTTCTTCGATTCAAGTGCCTGTAGCCTCTCGTTCATTGCTGCGAGGGTGGCTTTCGTGCTTTTCAATTCATTTGCCTGTCTTTCTGAAAGCAATTTGAAATCAATCTTCTCATCAGCGACCGGGACAACTTTCAAAATCTCATTGAGTTTTTCAACCCACGGCTGTTTGTCTATTTCAACCCATTGGCCGTCTTTGTTTTCCATTACCTTTTCGATAGATGGAAGTTCATCTTTCTTGTAACCCTTCAAAGGGATGTACTTAATAAACTTATTGAAGTTGTCTCCATCTTCAAGTTTAACAGTAGTTCTTTCTACCTTTGCCGTCATATCGCTGTCTGTAGCGTACACACGTGCAGTTTTAAGCCAAATTACTCGTTTCATTTACTTTTTTTTTATTTGTTTTGAAATTAAATCCGTGATTAAATTATTGATTAGTACAAGTTTTTCAGATTTAGAAACATCCATATCCTTATAAAACTGAACTATATTCCCGTAGTAAGCCTCAAATTGATCTATCCAGTAATTAAATCGTAATTGATATTCTTTGTTAATATCACTGACCGTTTGTTGTGCAATAGCTTTGTCAAAATCAATGTCAGAGACATAAGGCATTAGATCATAAAGAAGCTTCTGCCGTGACATCTGATCTGAATTATTCTTATAACGATTCTGGCTTATTCTTACGATGATGTTTTTGCGCTCTAAAGTGTTCGGGGCTTTTGCAAGATTATCGAATAACAGGCTTTGTGAATCAATAAAAAAATCCGTTCCGTAATGAATAAATATTTCATTAATACGATCTGGGCCATATTTTAAAGCAAGCATATCGGTATCGGATGATTTCCTGATCTTGTTGAGTGTTTCAGCAAACGACATTAATGTATTTTCAAGGATAGAAATAGACTTAGCGATCTGGTCCTGGTTCTTACTTGCCTCATTGCTTTCCAGAAAATCACCTACAATTGTTGATACAATTGAACGTTCTAATTCACCTACTCTGTTATTAATGTAATTCAGAGACTCAACGGGGATATAATGAAAGTTAAGATAATTTTTAACCACATCCATATTAACAACCCCGTCAACGCTCGTAACCTTGTCAATGGGTATCATGTGAACTGTTCCGGGTTGAAGATCGCCGGTTCCGAGACTCTTATTTTGATTATTTACTGAAGCTCTTTGAGATCCCATAATCTCAGCATTACCGGGTTCCCCTTGTGATCCCCTGTTATCTTCAACCCCTTTTGATGTTTGAAGTTTTGAAACAACCGGTATCGCACCGTTCGGCTCAGTCATTTTTTGAAGAGTTTTTATAAAATTGTACTCTTCAATCTCTTCACGAATATAAGTGAATAACGATTCCCGGATGATGCAATCACCTCCGAACTTCTTAGGCGAAATAAAATGAACAGGGCAATAACCTAAATCGTGTGACTGACCCTTTATAAAGTTAAATCTTTCATCATAAAAGGCGTATGTTTCTGAATCAATGTAAATTATTCCGTCTTTTTTTATATTATTGCCTGATTCATCAGTAACAGTAACACTCCCTTTAAATGCTATCCTTTGAACCTTATCATCTTTTTCCTCTAATGACTTAACATCACATATGTCAACAAAATAACGGTAAGGAGTATTCGGGGTAATAGGGTCTAGGTCGGATACTATCAGGCTGTTATGCTTATAGAGCAGGCGTTCAAATATATCAGAATTAAATCGCTTAATATTCAGATCGTCGGCGAAATCAGAATAATCCTTGCCTTTAATGTCGTATTTAAAATCTGAATCCTCGGCGTTAAATACACGCATCAACTGAGGTTCAATCCTGTTATGAATAATCTTTGTTGAAGGAAGCGGGAAACGGAGGTATTTGAAAAAGGTCAGGAAGTTCTCTGTTTTGAAGACTGATTTAACCCAGTTAAGAAAGTGATCATCGGTCTGGTATTTTCTTTCGGCCCATTGCTTCAGGTATTCCGTATCAAATCTATCGTCCTGAATTTTGGAGTTAAGCAAATAACTCAGTTGCTTTTCCTGAGTTACGGCCTTTTGAATCGAACTTGAATTAATCCCAGATTTGATAAAATCAATACTCACTCCAAATGAAATGTGGTATTATTGCAATCTTTTGCAGACACAAATATACAACTTTTTTAAAAACAAATGATTTTTATCATGTTTTTTGTTAATAAAATTACTATAAAAATAATCGGTGTTTCATACTGTGGAACTTTCTGACTAATCTAAATAAAATCAATCAGTTACAAAACAGGCATATTTTACAGGAATTGACTAATTTGTCTGTACTTCAAAATTAACAGATATTCGTAAAGGATATTCGTAATAAATAAAATACCCGGCTGCATCTGTAATATGGTCAAATCCGCTTGTTTTATCCGGGACACCACCTTTATAAGCCAGTTTTTCAAGAGCTTCGGTATATTCAGGGCAACAATGAGTATTTACCAGATAACCTATTTCATTTTTTCCATTACAAAACATCCTATTCATGTTCTTTACCCTGTCGTTAACTGGAGGATTTACACTTCTCGCTTTAACAACAAAACCAGCCTGTTTTAAAATAGATATATCTGTTTTTGTCGTTGCGGTATTTCTTTGCGCCCCAGAAGCATCAGGATATATAATAATGTGATTTGTCGGATATTTCTCTTTTAAAATTATACACATTTGCTCGGTATCCATAACTTTTACTATTTCCGCAACCGCAATAGGTTTATCTTCGATGACATGAATAACAGCCGACATATTACCTACGTTGAAGTCCATCCCTACATGAAGCATGTCATATTTACCAGCTATTTTATTGATATGATTTACTTTGCGGTCAAATTTATAATAAACAGATCCTGATGTCAGGTTAACAAATTCACCGTTCAAATAAGCTTTTAATTGATCTTCGGTATATTGTTCTTTTAAACCCTGAATATAACCATCTGCCAGGTTTTCTTTATTGTCAATTGTTTTTAACCGCAGAAGACATTTATTTTCATTCTGATTTTTAACAAAAAAGTTATACATATAAGCAAATCCCTCAGGAGTACTAACAAAATCAATTTGGTTAGCCTCTGACTTTTGGAATGAATTACGACTTGCAATACGCTTCATGGCATCCTCCCTTATATTCGGATGTACAACGTCAACTTCGTCAACTATCGAGTATCCTACCGAATAAGAGACTATACTATCAGGATTATCCATTGATCGCATCCATATCTCGCCATAAGGAGTAATTATTTTTGAGTCTCCTTGATGATGAGTAAAGGGTATATTAATCTCAGAAAACAGTTGGGTGAATTTTGGAATTAAAGCATCTTTAAAAAGTCGGTATGTTGGAAGATAGTAAGCGATCGGGACTTTAGGAAATTGAAGTAAATGACATATACACTTAACAGATGCAACGGTTGTCTTCCCGCTCTGGTATCCTCCCACAATACCGGTGTGTAAAAACTTTGATTTAATAAATTGTTGCTGATTAGGGTGCAACAATGAAAGATTTAACTTCCCATTTTTATCAATAAATATCATTCAGCATTAAATGTAATTCCTTTAATCGGTATTAAATCCTTCCCGTCCTTGCCGGTGAGCTCATTCTTATCTGGTATCTTCCCGTACAGGGTGTCGTTGATCTCTTTGAATGCAGCTACGTTACCCTTTACGGCTTCTTTTAATATACCTAATGCTATCGCATCAGCAAGAGTAACTTTCATATCTTCTTTTGTTTCAGGGTGTTTTATGGTTATCTTCGTTTTAAGCCACTTTTTGAGAATAGTAGAACGGTTCTTTGTTCCTTTCCCTCGTCCATTTGGATTACGGACTTCTCCGGGCTTTGGCGGTATTATATTTTCAGGATTAGGCATTTTATCAAATCTTTTTCAAATTATATTTTTATGGTTTAATTGCCATCTCAGCAATAAAAATATCAAAAGGATTCTTTGTGCAAGATACAAGTTCAATATACGTTTGTCCTTGTTCTGGAAATGTATGTATTGCAAAATGTGATTCAGCTAATAAATAAATAACAGTATATCCATAAGGTTCAAAATTATAATCAACCACTTTTAATATCGTAAATCCAGCGTGTTTTATTTTTTTACAAAATAGTTCATTTAGTTTAATCGGATCGGTTTCGCTAATCCAACTACTATAATTATACATCTGTGCTTTCAATCTGAGTTTTTATTTTTGGATAAATATTTTTTATTTTCTTTGGATCACCTTTGAAAAATACCAACACATTTTGGTGCGTCTTCCCAACTTTTCTATGTTCCATATATTTCCCGACTCTCAAGTGTAGATTTCCAATAGGATCAATTAAGATTAATTCATTATAAAGGTTCATTTTATTTTTTTCAAATATATCTTTAATATGATCAGGCAACCTGTAATAATTGCCTTTTTTATCTCTTACATCACCAATCACAATAACAGCAAATCTATTATCTTTTAGACATTTTATAGAATCTGAAAACGTGTTATTGAGTATTTGTAAAAATTTAGTGTATTCTTTTTGGTTACTCGCATCATTTTGAAGGTCTGAATATACTTCTAAATCGAAATAAGGAGGGCAAGAAAATAAAAAGTCTTGTGTATTTGGAGTAATGTGTTTTAATACATTTTGCCCATCATCACATATATATTTTGCATTTAATTCTTTAGTTCTTTCTTTATTAAAGATTATCTGATTTTCTCTTAATTCTATCCCTATAAAAGAATTACCCAAATATGAAGATACAAATCCAAATACAGTATCTCCTGCAAAAGGATCAAAGGTATTACAAAACAACGGAGCAAACCATAAGTTTACAATTTCTGAAAGTACAGGATCTAATACACTGCCAATGGTTTCTCCTTCCCTTGCTGCCGTAAATCCTTTAACACTTCTATATCTTGTCTTTGTCTGTAATCCTGTATTTCTTTCAGCCCCATTATCTCCTATTAACTCCTTCCAATATCTTTTCCTATCCTGCCAATATCCTTGTCGAGTATCCAATATTGAAAAAGGAGGCACAATAAATTTATCTTTTAACTTTAATTGAGCTTCTTCACTTTTATCAACTTCATTTAATTCATTTTTAAATATCGGCACATCTAACCCCCATTCATTAAGTTTTGTATTATCCCAGTCATTTGCCAGTATATTAAAGTCCCATTCTCCAAAACCAATGTTATCCTCGATGATAAATCTTTGTTTCTCTTCGTCTGTCAGTTCATCTGCTCGCTTTACCCAATTATCTGGTACATCTTTATATTTTAATTCTTGCAACGCTTTAAAGCGCATATTACCACCTAATATTACCCCCTCTGAATCAACGATAATAGGACGGAGTTCCATCATTTTTGGAAATTCACTAATTGATTTGACAAGTTTTTTAAACCTGTCGTCTTTTATAATTCTAGGATTTGCGGGGTTGATATGAATTTCAGATAACTTCATATTTAAAATAATAAATCACAACAAAGTTATATTATTGTTGTGACAAAAACAAATTAGCAAAGGGCTTTGATGTCATCGCTGCCCCGACCTGCTATAATTCGATCTCTTTTGATGCCCATACATGCCCGATGTCATGAATAGCTAACTCGTATTTTTCACCTTTAAAGGCATGCCATTTTAGAATAACAGTATCATTTACCATTCTTTCTGGCATATATACCGGCTTGCCTTCGTTACCAAATGCACCCTTGCCCATCTTTGTATCGAATGATGCGATAATCTCTTTTGCAAGGTCTTTTGAAATCTCGGCGCACATGCAGTACCCTCTATTGTCTGAATAAAGATACTCATGGCCTAAGATTACTATTGATTTAACCTCTTTACCCGACTGCGGGTGTGTCATTGTTGAAATTTGTAAAGCTTTCATCGTTGATTTTTTAAATTATGTCTTATTGACGAAGTAAAGGTCGACATTGGGCCCCGATTGTGAAATGATAACTGTCATGCGGTTTTATGATTTTTGTCATGTTTTTTACCTGGCAAAGCGACAATTGCCAGAATGATTATGATCGCTGATAATATATAAATAGTTGTAGCCATTAATTAACTGGTTCGTAGGTTGCTTCGAATATATCAATCTTACATGGGTAAATTTCTCCTTTTACTCCTATGATTAAAACATCATCTGGAGTAAAATTATACGTTCCTTCAAGTGTTGGAATTAAATAACACTTATCATTCTCATGAGTTACAGGGTGACCGTTATATTTAAAACTCCACGGCATTCCGTTTTCGATATTAGCACCGTGCGTTTTGCCATATTCAATAAACTCATCAAATGTAATTGCCTCAATTACTACTGGTTTTTTTCTGAATTTTGCCATAATTAATTGCTTAATGTTTTTATATTAAATATGATTTTAAGACGATTTTTAAATGATCTCAATTCCGGCTGCCTGTTTAGTATTCTCCTGTGATCCCTGTTTTTAATCATCAACGCCTCAAATGTTTTAAACCAGGCTTTTTCAGGATCCGAGTCATAGAATATCTTTTCTTTTACTTGTGACATAAATTCAGTTTTAAAAAG